ACCATTGGTGAGGCAAAAGAATACTACAACCGCATCCTTAATGAATTCGAGAACATTGGATATGAAGTTGTTTCGGAAGTTATGGACTCTCGTTACTACGGTGTCTCTCAGACTCGTACTCGTGTAATCTTCATTGCGGTACGACAAGATGTTGCCGACGAGGTTGGGTTAAACTTCCTAACTATGAATCACTTGTTCCCTGCACCAAGCCGCACAGCAATCCCTCTCAAAGATGTTCTGGTTGATCTGGAGTATGATAATGAAGAAGTCGAGTACCTAACAGAGAAGTTCGAAAGAACTGCGTACTGGAAAGATACGGGATCTCTGATGCCAACCTTTCCTGATAAAGTTTTGACTGGGGGTGACTATCATCCGAAGGGTCACCACTTTAACCTCAAGAGAGTATCACTCGAAGTCCCTGCACCTACTCTTACTGCGATGGGTAGCGGAGATACTACTGCTGGTGCATTTCATTGGAGTGATCCAAGAAAGTTGACACTAGGTGAATTAAAGCGTATAATGTCACTACCCGATGACTTTAAACTAACGGGCAAGTGGAACCAGAAGGCAGAACGTATTGGTCGTATGGTACCACCATTAATGATGAAACAGATTGCTGAGTCAGTCTATGATAACGTATTGAAGGTATATAATGAAAGATAGAGAAAGCACAACCCATAGAGATTTTACATTCGGTCACCGCGAAGAAGGTTTCGATAATCATATCGATGCTTCGATTCGCCACTACTCCTCACTACACGATGACGTAGTAAACTTATCTCGTTACTTTGTAGAGAACGATACTAAGGTTGTAGACATTGGATGTAGTACAGGTAAGACCATCGAAGCCATGGTCAAACAGAATCATGAAACTGCACCGAATGCACATTACTGTGGTGTTGAGTATGCCGAAGTGTTTCAAGCAGAGATGTCTGATCGAGAAAAGAGACTTAATGGTGAAGGACATCACATCTGTTTTCAAAACAAGAACATCATCCACCACAACTTCTCAAACTGTTCTCTTGTAACTTCTATCTTCACGTTGCAGTTCATGCAACCGCTATGGAGAAAGAAGGTAATGCAAAACATCTATGATGGTCTTAACGAAGGCGGTGCGTTTATCTTTGCCGAGAAGACTTATTCAGAGAACTCACGTATCCAAGATATGATAACCTCTACGTTCTATGAGTACAAAGCAGAGCACTTCACCTATGAAGATATTATGGAGAAAGAGAAAACTCTCCGGACTATGTTGAAACCAATGACTTGGAATGAACTTGTCGCTCTACTAACCTCAGTTGGTTTCGATTCGACGAAGATTCAACCGTTCTGGATGAATCACCTGTTCGTCGGTGCCATTGCGATAAAGTGACCAACTATCGCTATCGGGTCGAGCTTTGCTCTTGCGTTTTCAAAACACCTGTAGTATAATAGCTACATAAATTGAGAAACGAGAGAAAATTATGAATGTGATCCAAGTAGACATTAAAGACGTTAGAGAGTTCCGTGCCGGTTTCGAACTGGTCGAGTATGAAGCAGGTACCGATCCTATGGACGGTTTCTGTCTAATGGGTTTCGACGAAGTCGGAATGTTCTGTACAAATCCTCGTTACGCATTTATTGGAGCTTAATATAATGTCAAACTACTTTAAGATGCCAGTGCACGGTACTGATGAACACCAATACAATCTATACCTTGGTAAGCACGTCAACAAACAAAACAAGGGTAGTCGTGGTCAGGACTCTGAACGCCAGAAAACCTACCGTGCAGAGTGGACGTTCCAGTCCAAGATAACCAACCCTGAGTTCGCGTCTATCGAAGAGGCTCAGAAGTTTGCCAAGAAGATGTACAAATCTAAGACTTGGATCAAGTTGTGGAATAAATCTATAGAGAGTGACGTTAGTCGTATCTTCGGTGCGCGACCTAAAGTAGTTGCAATGAGTACTCGCAATAAAACGCAGAGTGGCTACACCAATGGGTTCACGGTGTCACTAGACTTGGTTACTGGTCTGAACAAGTACACCCTGTTACATGAACTTGCACACTGTCTTGGTCACATGCACCACGGCCGTTCGTTTCGACAATGTCTATTGAGTCTGGTCGGTGCCTTCATGGGAGCCGAAGAAAAGAATATTCTTAAAGGAGAGTTTAAGAAAGCAAAGTTGAAGTGCGGTGATGCTCGGAAACCTCAGACGTTCGAAGTCTGGATGGAGTCGAAGAAACGTATGGCTGCAATGCGAGAAGCAAACGAAAGTATGAAGGATGATATAAAGTTTTTACATAAGATGCGTAGCAAAGGTTGTGTGTGATGAATGAACAAATAGATACGTGTGAAGAATGTCGTATAGAAATAACCACCAAAGGTATTGAGGTTGACAGCAGTACAGGGAACTTATACCTAGAGGCAGTAATTTTAGTGACAATAATAGCAGTTTTATATATTGGTAAGAAACTAGTTGACAAATACATCAAATAAAAGTTAGGTTTCCCTTGGTGGGGAGGTATTACGGATATTGCTACCTATTGCTATGTGTACTAACCCCACTGTTTTTTATTCCAAAACGTTCTAAGAAATAACTTGTGTTTTCAAAACGCCTGTGGTATAATAGCTACATAAATTGAGAAACGAGAGAAAATTATGAAAAAAGACTTCCCAACCCTTTGCGGTCTCCTCGGAGCGATTCTTATGGCAATCTTTGCCTTTCACATGAATCCTGTGATTGCGATCTGCGGATTGTCTTTGTTATCTGTTCAATCTACCAACGCGAAATTGTGGAACCTTGTCGCTCTGAATGCGATAAGTATTTGTGGATTTATTACCCAACTAATCTAAGGAATTTATTATGAACTTATGTGGACAGAAAGTTGAAGCGAACTGGGGTGCAATGATCCCTATCGAAGAAGGTTTTATTAAGCGCCACCTAGGTGTGGATGGTGTAGTTATCAAATGGCACAATGGTGCTGAATCAGAAGTGAAGATCGATGAAATCCATGAGCCAGGATACCGTAGTCGGAACGGTTCGCCCATCGGAATCTTCTTTGGTGAGGTTGTATGATAACCTACACTTCTATATCTAAAGAAGGATTGATCGAACTGTATACCGACGACACTCTTGTTGCTGCAGGACGTAGTGCATTCTTTATCGCATATGCTATTAGAGAGCACGGTGGTCTTTCCCCGACAATAAAACATTCTTACTATTGGCAGTGGAGTGAAGAACACCATCTAGCTCAGTTGAAAGAAGTCTGGCGCGAAGCTTGTGAGCAAATATAGGAACCGTTATGATAAAAATATGTAAACTGAATTACGACCGCAAGGTTAGATACCTCAAGGACAACGATACCGAAGAGTGTCGTCGTCTCTTTGAAGAGGTGATAAATCATTACGGCCAGTTCTTAGAAACGCCACATGGGTGGGATATGGACTCTATCGCAGAGTTTGAGAAGGTAGTACGTAACTGTGGACTGTCAGTTAATGAGTTCCAAGCAACCACCTTCACCGTAAAAACAAAACCCAAGAAGAAGTCTCCTACTAAGAAGAAGCCTGTCGTCAAGAAGACCGAACCCAAGGTGCGTAAAAGTGTAGACAAGCCTAAAAGTAAGCCGCGTAAAAGTGTGGTGACTGCGGAGGATGCTACAAAGAAGAAGCCTATCAAACGAAAAACCTTTGGTGCGACTACCAAGAAGAAACCTACCGTGACCAAGAAGAAGACTTCGGTCAAGAAAAAGACCCCTATTAAGAAGAAACCTGCTAAAAAAGTCGCATAGGCCCTTGACTTCTATACCCACTGTGGTATAATAGCTACTTAATTGATTGAGAGAGTGTTATGAATCCATTACTTGTCGAAGGTCGTATCAAGAACAAGAAAAAGGTCGAAGCATATATTCATGCTGTCGCCAAAGAGTTAGGTATTCACCGACTCTATAGTAAAATACTCCACGTTAGATTCTCTACCAAGCTTGCTGGTGAGGCGCAAGGTTACTGCTGGGGAGACAAGAAAACCCACGCAGAGATCGATATAGCCCGCACTAGTTGTGGCGAACCCTTGTCTATGGAATCTATGATGAAGACACTAGCACATGAAATGGTGCACGCTAAACAGTATCTACGAGGCGAACTTAATGGTTATAACCTTGCATGGAAAGGTCGTAAACCTCGTAACTATAAGTACGAAAATGCTCCTTGGGAGAAAGAAGCCTACGGTCGAGAAGACGAACTTTTTAACAAACACTGGAATGAAGTATGAACGATATAATGAAAGCGCACAAAGAATTGTCTGATGAAATGGAAATTGTACTTGAGACTATAATCCAACCAGACTATGAAGAATTGCCTGACTGGTTAAAAGATTCTTATATGAAAGAACGGAAACGTTTGGAGATGTTGCTCGAGGTACTGGAAGAAGATTCGGAATATGAAAGGGTTTTATTATAACAAAATGATCTAAGAAAGTTATTGCATTTAGTTTAGAGTTAATGTATAATAGCTATATAAAGTCGAGTTGAGAGAGGAAATATTATGAGAGGTTTAGGTGAAGTTATGTTTGGTACTGCCGCAGTGTTAGTAGTTGCGATATGGGCCCAAGCAATGGAGACTACATTAGATATGTCCGAAGTACATGTTAGTAGTTTAACCGAAGAGTGTGTTAGAGTTATTAACTACACAGAGACACATGACTATTCTTGTGACAATCTACCGGCAACGTACAGCCATGTGTGGGTGAAGTAATGGATATGTTACTTGAGTTACTAGGGTGGTGTTTATTTGGGTTTCTTATATTCTTCATGTATGTTAACCTTCATATGGAAAATGAGAAACACCAAGGTGAGAGTCTTCCACTGATGTGGGAAGAGGGTGGGTTCTTAAATTCATTTTGGCAATGGCTAAAAAAGTTTAAATAAGCCCTTGACATTATTTCAAAAACGTGTATAATAGCAGTATAAAGTCGAAAAACTAGAGAGAAAAGATTATGGCATATGTAAGTCAAGAAGACAAAAAGAAGATCGCTCCGCAAGTCAAAGCTGTTTTAAAGAAGTACAAGATGAAAGGTACTCTTGCCATTCGTCACCACAGCAGTTTAGTGTGTAACATTAAGAGCGGTGCGTTAGACATCCTCAAGGCAGCGAACGCTGCGCAGTACGGTCGAGACTACATTCAAGTCAACCCTTACTGGATCAAGGACAACTATGATGACGATACTGTTGTTGCCTTCTTGACTGAATTGAAAAGTGCAATGGAAGGAGAAGACTACTTCTGTGAAGACGACAGTCAGACTGACTATTTCTTCCGCAGTCACTACACCGACATCAACGTCGGAAACTACAACACTCCTTATGTGTTGGTGGCTGCGTAATGACTTTCCGAAGATGGTGTCAAGAAATGTGGTTTGATCACTGTGATGAAATCGAACGTTGGACTAGTAAAGTTCCTGAATACACAGCGGAAGAATACTTCGCAAGGTACAAGTGGTTCTTGAAACGTGAATATGTCCATGCTAAAAAAGATTAAAAATGCCTTGACTTTTGTTTTAGTTACATGTATAATAGCTACATAAAGTCAAAAACCTTGTTTAAAATTGAAGAGAGAATTATATTATGTATTACGCAAAACCTAAGATGTCAAATAATCACGACGCAGAAACCTTTACCACTGTTATGGAAGCAGTTAACTATCTTAATACGTACAATGAGATGGGCCCTGAGTATGAAGGTAACGGTAGTGTTTCTAAGTTGCAAGCAGAAGATTGGTGGTTGTTAGGTAAGTTGACTGCACCAAAAGGTTTAGAGTTCAAGAACAATAAAGTAGTGGTGGCTAAATAATGGGTATGATCGCTAGTGTGTTTCGTTCGTCTATTGGTGACTGTTCAATGAATGGTATATCTTCTAATTTCAATGATGTTACTGTCGTTAATGTTGGTGGGCCATTCAGTCCGACCGAAGATCGTCCGGCAGTAATGTTAGTTAAAGGTGCCTTCGAAGGTACTATCAAAGTTGTTCCTGCTATTCATATGAGAGATGATACGTATCAAGAAGATCGTCGATGGTCAATGTTTGGTGGCACTTATATTGCTACTTCGGATGGACGATTCTCTGAGAAGTGTAAAGAGATCACCGGACAACGTCACTACGGTGCGGTTGCTTTCCATGATCGGTATGAGGGATAATAATGTTAAAACATAACGATTCTGCAACTGAACTGTTAACCATCTTGCAAGAAGAATGTGCCGAGGTTATCGTTGAGATTTCCAAGGTCAAACGATTCGGTCAAGAGAAGAAGAACATTGACCGTCTCGCCAAGGAAGTAGGTGACCTAGTCTGTATGATAGAGTTGCTTCAGAATTGGGAAGTAGTGTCTTACAGTGCCGTTGAAGATGCACGGCAAGAAAAGTATAGTAAACTTCGTAGGTGGTCTAACCTATTTAACGATGGAAGTGATGAATTAAATTATTCGTACACATCCTCGCGAACAAGAATCTCGGAGAATTAAAGTGAAGAAGGTCAAGTCTATAGCGCGAGCCAATCCCGTAGCGAAGTACGCTCGGAAATTTAATCGTGCCGCTACACATATAGACCGAAAGAAAGAAGTTAAGAAACGTGGTTACCCCGAAGAAACTAATTTACAATAGCCCCTTGACAGGCGGCCCCAATATAAGGTATAATAATGACAGTTTCAAAAGAAGTACGTTATGCAATGATTCGTCGAGCAGCATTGAAGATTCAGAAGCATAGTAAGGTTAGTAAGATCGTTAAGTCAAACAAACGTCTTGCTGATGAAGTAACAAGTCTTGATCGCCAAGACTATAAATCTAATGTACGATGGAAAGATGAAGATAGATTTGTTGATGCTCACTTTTCTGATGTATATAAAGCAAACCAAAATGAGGAATGGAATTAATGTCGCAAGAATTAACAAACCTAATTGACTTAGGACAGTATCCACGTAATGATGTGGAACTAATCGCACGTGAATTTATGCGCTGTGCGTATCTAGAAACTTTAGAAACATTTGCCAAAGAGTATGCTTCACTAGGTGAAGAGGACGAGACACGTCAAAACGTTCTTAAAACACTTGAATCATTCGAGCATACTATTGCAGTACTTGATGGCAGTGAAGAATTTTTAGAACTAGTTCACGCTGATGATAGTGAAGATGCAGCTGCAGAAAATGATTCTGAATTTGAACGTTTTTAAGGAGAACGTATGTTTAATTATGATGAAATAGTAGGAAGACTCAGGGACGGTGTATTACAGGTAACATTTGATAAGGTTAATGGAGAGCAACGTATTATGCCTTGTACTCTACAAACCGAATACATGCCTGATATGTCAGAGTCTAAAGTAAACCAAGTGGACGAATTTTCGGTTAACAAATCTGTTATAAGAGCATTCGCAATTGACGCACAATCATGGCGGTCATTCCGTGTTGATAATGTCAAAGCGATTGAGAATATAAATGGATGAGTCAACTAAAGAGAAGTTCCTAACCAAGAAATCATTCTCAGCTATGGTCGAGAGTTTTGTTTTTACTAATAAGATGTCATACATGGATTCCATTGTACATCTCTGTGAAAAGAATGCTCTTGAACTGGAAGACATTAAGAAGTACTTGCTTCCAACCATTGTAGAACACCTTGAGAGTGAAGCACGTCAGTTGAATTTTCTACCAAAACAGAATCAACTAGACGTATAAGTAGTAGGGCCCTTATGGGTAATCTCATACATTGTTTATACATTGTTTATATTTAAGTTATATTTAAGTTAATACTAAAGGAAAATATTATGTCTTTTGCAAATCTAAAATCCAAATCTATGGATATCTCGAAGCTTGTCGCTGAAGCGAATGCCGCATCTGGTCAAGTGTCAAACTCAAACAAATACCAAGACGACCGCAAGTGGAAACCTACCGTTGATGAAGCGGGCAATGGTTACGCTGTAATTCGATTCTTACCTGCTACCGAAGGTCAAGACCTTCCGTGGGTACGTTATTGGGATCACGCCTTCAAAGGCCCCACTGGACAATGGTACATCGAACGTTCACTTACTACCCTAGGTCAGAATGACCCATTGGGTGAGTTGAACTCTCGACTGTGGAATTCCGGTATCGAAGAAGACAAGGAAACTGCTCGTCGGCAGAAGCGTCGTCTACACTACGTTACTAACATCCAAGTTATTAACGACCCTGCAGCCCCTGCCAATAACGGCAAAACGTTTATCTATGAATTCGGTAAGAAGATCTTTGATAAGATCATGGATCAAATGCAACCAGAATTTCCAGGCGAGACTCCGGTCAATCCTTTTGACTTCTGGACAGGTGCACACTTCGAATTAAAGATCCGTAATGTTGCGGGCTATAGAAACTACGATAAGTCAGACTTCAAATCACCCACTAAGTTTTTAGATGGTGATGAAGTTCAACTTGAAGCAGTATATAACGGAATGTATGACTTAAACGAGTTCATCATCCCTGACTATGCTGGTGCACATGATCCTAAGTACTTCAAATCTTATGATGAGTTGAAGAACAAGTTGGAGACAGTACTAGGTCTTGCGACTGGTGCAGGGTCTACGCTTAAGAACGAAGCACTAGCACAGTCTGCTGAAGCTGCTCCGGTTCGATCAGCAATTGAACCTACTATTGTTGCAGCGGCAGAGCCTGTTGCAGGAATTGTAGCTAAGGAAGAAGATGATACGTTGTCTTACTTCGCGCAGATGGCTGCGGAAGACTAGGTAGTAA